ATGCCTTTGAAGACGGATGTGATTATATAGTTTGGCATGATATAGATATGATTCCGGAAGAAGGTGGCGGTGCTGATTATTCATACCCTAAAAAAGCACCACGACATATTGCTACCCAGATATCTCAAATGGACTATCAACTTAAATATCATGAATATTTTGGTGGAGCAGTTTTATTTAATAGAGAACAAGTTGAAGCTACTAACGGCTATTCTAATGATTATTGGGATTGGGGTATGGAAGATGATGACCTTTTCTGGAGATGTCATAAAGAAGGTCTAACTAATGATACTTGGTTGGATACTGAACCTATCGAACAGAAATACTTATCGTTTAATGGTATAGACTCTTATGCTAAATTTCCTTTTGATATGAGTATGAGAAATCTAACAGCTAAATCTCATACTATATCAGCATTAGTAAGAGCCTACCATACTTTAGATAAAAATAAGATTTTTCTTATAGGGGATAAAAAAAGAGCTTATGTAGAATACCCTATATTAAGGATACCTGGTTATGATTATGGTTTTTCATTTAATAATTCAAGAGCACTTACACTTACATATTGGAACTCTTTTAATAAACATAACTATATGTGGTTAAAAAGGTACGATAATCAATGGAGCTGGTTAACTGCTGTATTAGACGAAGAAAATCATTTATCTCATTTATATCTAAACGGAACTGAAGTTGATTCAAAAGGAGGATTCGGCAGCCCTTCTCCTTTTAGATTTGGGGGTAAATTAAAAAAGTATGGCACAAATAGTATCTATTTAGGAACATCTCCTTCACAACCAGATAGTAGTTCATATAAATTTTTTAAAGGAGATATAGCAAGGGTATTTGCTTGGGATAGAGCTCTTAAACCATTAGAAGTAAAAAATCTTCATAATAAACTTCCTGAAAAAGGATTAATTATAAATTACGATGCAAATAATCCTGTTTCTAAATTAGATAAGTTTAACGTTGAAGTAAAAGAAGAAACTCTTAAAATACCTAATTCTATTATACCTCATAGAGTAGAAGGTAGAATGAGATGCTTACCTCATAAAGATGAAGGTATAGTTGATGGAGTATTTGCAAAAGGAGAAACTACCGCAGCTAACGAAAGAAGGTATGTACTTAAGATGCAACAGAATGAAATTAATTATAAAGAAGATGGTATAAAGCAACTTAAATATGAATTAGTAGGAGAGCAAATATTTACTCCATGGGCTAAGATGCTTAATATAAAATTATGAAGCTACCTGTAGCATTCAAAGATGTTAAAAATAAACTTGACAACGTAGGTTGTGGGTTTTGCTTGGCTAAATGGAGTCAGGTAACTATGCATTTACATAATGGTTTAACTCATTCTTGCCACCACCCTGCTCCTCATAAGATACCACTCAAAGAAATACAGCTTAACCCTACTGCGTTACATAATACTCGTCATAAAAAAAGACAGAGAATGGCTATGCTTAAGGGTAAAAGACCTAAGGAGTGCGATTACTGTTGGAATGTAGAAGATAATTCAGATAGATTTTCAGATAGAGTACTTAAGTCAGCTGAGCCATGGTCTATGAACCACTTTGACGATATAGTATCTAAACCTTGGAATACTGATTATAATCCTAAATACGTTGAAGTATCTTTCTCTAATACTTGTAATTTTAAATGTTCATATTGTGGTCCTCTATTTTCTTCTAAATGGATGGATGAAGTAAGATCTAAAGGTCCTTATCCTACCGACGATAAATTTGGTAGATTAGATACTTTAGAGGAAAAAGGACATATACCTTACTTACAATCTGAATATAATCCATACGTAGAAGCATTTTGGAAATGGTGGCCTGAATTATACACAGATTTAGATACTTTTAGAATTACTGGTGGGGAGCCATTACTATCTAAAGATACATGGAAACTATTAGATTTCATTATACAATCTCCAGAACCAAACCGTAATCTTAAATTATCAGTAAATACTAATTTAGGTATACCTGATAACTTATTTAACAAGTTTGTAGAAAAGGTAGATAAACTTATTGAAGAAGAAAGAGTTAAAGAGTTTATTATATTTACTTCTGTAGATGGTTGGGGGGAGCAAGCTGAATATATACGTAATGGATTAGTTTTTAATAAATTTTGGGATAATATTAATACTTTATTAAATAAATTACCTAAAGTAACTGTAGTATTGATGTCAACTTATAATATGTTTTCTCCTTTTACTTACAATAAACTTATAGAAGGAGTTTATAAGTTAAAAAAAGAATATGCTAATAAAGATAGATATTGGAAACATGCTATACATTTAGATACTTCATACTTAAGGTACCCTCACCATCAAACAGTCCAATTATTAGATAGTGAACATAAAGAACTTATTAGATCTAATGCTGAACTTATGTATTTTAAAAGCTCACCAGTCTTTAATTATAATGATTTAGGATTTACTACTATAGAAATTAATAAAATGAAAAGAATCTACGATTGGTCTAAGTCGCATATAGATTCTAAGAAGTTAAAATTAGAAAGAAATAACTTAGTAAAGTTTGTAGATGAGCACGATAAAAGAAGAGGTACTAATTTTTTAAAAACTTTTCCTGAGTTAGAAAAATTTTATTATGATAATAAATAAAGGAGAGCCATGGATACTTTGGCCTGAAAAATATAGTCATGGTCTTTGTAAAGAAGATTTAAACAAAGCTCTACAAGGAGATAATGACTTTACTATAGGTATTAATTTTAAACTGTTATCTAAAGGTTCAGATAAGCGAACTATTTTCTCTAGGTTACCAAACTATTTAGGATTAGATATAGAGAAAGAAAATAATAACGTTTTATTTATATGTAAGACTATAAAAGAGAATGAAGAAAAAGCTTATTATGAATTTTCTGACTTTAGTTTAAAAGATTCTTTTTATAGATTTTTTATAAGATATAATAAAGATAAAAATTTTTTAGATGTTAGTATAGACGGTAAAGTTATTATAGAAATAGATTTTGATAAAAACGAAAAGTTTTTACAATCAGAAGATTCTCATATTATTTTTGGCTCAGGTAATTTTCCTCATAATGGATTTAATTTAAATTATAGTGAATTAGATATTAAGCAGTTTTTCGTTAGTAAAAAGTTTTTAGATTTAAAAAAATATACTACTAAAGAATTATTAGATTTATCTTGTTTAGGAATATATGATTTCGAAAATAAAACTGATTATCAAATTTGGGATTATACAGAAAATTATAATCTCATAGGTAAAATATTATAATGCAAGAATATTATTCTATAAGAGAGAAGTTAAATGAAATAAGTCCTAGCTTTTGTATAGCTAAATGGGCACAGCTAACTTTGTATCTACATACAGGATATAATCATTCTTGTCACCATCCTACTCCTCATAAAATACCTTTAGAAGAAGTACTAGCCAATCCTAAAGCACTTCACAATACAAAACATAAGAAGTCTCAAATGAGAAAAATGTTAAGAGGTGAAAGACCTTCGGAGTGTGAATATTGTTGGAAGATAGAAGACTTAGGTAAAGACTATATAAGTGATAGAGTATATAAATCTGCTCATGAAATGTCTACAGTAAAACTAGAAGAGATAGTTCAACGAAAATCTGCTGATATAGAACCTAGTTATCTGGAGATTAGCTTCAGTAGTGCATGTCAGTTAAAATGTGCATATTGTTCTCCTGATATATCAACTTCTTGGATGCAAGAGATAGAACAGTTTGGAGGTTATCCTACTTCTACTAATTTTAATAACTTAGATTGGTTTAAATCTCAGGATAAAATGCCATATAAGTATAGTGAAGATAATCCTTATGTAGAAGCTTTCTGGAAATGGTGGCCTGAACTAGCTCCTAATTTACATACTTTAAGACTAACCGGTGGTGAACCATTATTATCTAAAGATGTATGGAAAGTTATAGATAAAGTTATAGAGAATCCTAATCCTAAATTGGTATTCTGCGTTAATACTAATCTTTTAGTACCCGATGCATTAATAGATAAACTAATCTATAAACTAAAAGAACTAGAAGGAAAAGTAAAAGAAATTCAAGTCTTTTCGAGCGGTGAAGCTACTGGTTTAGCTAATGAATATATTAGATTTGGTACTAACTACAAAAAATGGCAAAAAAACTTTGAAAGAGTATTAAATGAAACCGAAAACGTTTTAGTAGCTAATATGACCACAGTTAATTTAACTAGCGTAGGTACATACTGTGATTTTATAAGATACTTGTTATCACTTAGAAAGATACATAATAAAAAAGTTAATTTCGATAAGGTACAATTTATGAGTAACTATTTAAGATATCCTGAATTTCTTGCTATTACTAATTTAGATAATGATAGTAAAGATAGATTTAAATTATCTGTAAATGAACTTATTGAAGAACGTAATCCTAAATCAGGTTTAGATAAAGACGAATGTCTAACATACTCGCAAATCGATCAGTTAAATAGATTGGTTGATCATATGTATAATAATACCGACAGTGGTGATAAACTAAAGTTAAACCGTAAAGATTTTTTTAATTTTACCCAAGAATATGATAAAAGGAGAGGGACTTCTTTTAATGAAGCTTTCCCTGATCTAAATGAATTTTACAAGTTATGTCAAGAAGCTTAAAAGAAACTAAAGAATTAATAGATTCGATTTCTCCATCGTTTTGTGCTGCTAAATGGTATAATGTATCTATATGGCTAGGAAATGGTAGAACTGCATCTTGTCACCATCCATTAGCTCATCATATTCCGAAGATGGAGCTACAAAATAATCCATCAGCACTACATAATACAGAATTTAAAAAAACTGCTAGAAAAGAAATGCTCGAAGGTACTAGACCTAAAGAGTGCGGTTACTGCTGGAGAGTAGAAGATGCAGCGAAAGGTAAAAAAGACGTATATAGTGATAGAGTATATCAATCTCATAGATACTCATCAGACGAAATATTAAAAATAAAAAATAAACCCTGGGATACTAATATAGTTCCTAAGACTGTAGAACTTGCTTTTGATAACTTATGTAATTTAGCATGTAGTTACTGTAATGCTGAGTTTAGTTCTACTTGGGCTAGAGATATAAATAAAAACGGTCCTTATAAAGGTATGGAAACTAAAGGAGGTCATACTTTTGCTAATAATGGTTCTCATGCTATGCCGTTTGGCCATAAAAATGAAGGTAATATTTTTATAGAAAAGTTTTTCGAATGGTTTCCTTCTATAAGAGAAGGCTTACAAGAATTGAGAGTATCAGGAGGAGAGCCTGCTAGATCCCCTTCATTTTGGAAACTACTTGAAATGTGTAATAACGATAATTTTGATTTCGCAGTTAACAGTAATCTAATTATGCCTGATGATAGATTGAATACTCTTATAGAATCAGCTAAAAAATTTAAAGCTTTTGATATCTATACTAGTGCTGAAGCATTTGGTAAAAATCAAGAGTTTGTTAGAGATGGATTTGATTGGGAAATATGGGAAAAAAATATACATAAACTTTTAAAAGCACCTCAAATTAGAGCAGTTCATGTTATGATGACTTTAAGTGCTTTAAGTGTTTGGACTACTGATAAGTTTTTAGAAAAAATTATTAAATGGAGAAAGAGAGCTGGTACTAAAGAAATGCTCTATATGTCGGTAAATATACTCAGATTTCCTTCTTTTCAGAGCATGAATATTTTACCTCAAGAAGTCAAAGATAAATTAGCTTTTAATATAGAAAAGGTTCTTATACCTTCTAAAAATTGGATGCATGAATGGGAAATAAACCATTATAATAGATTACTAGTATACTTAAGAAATGTTGATAAATCATATGAAGATCAAGATACATATGAAAATAAAGCAAACGACTTTAAAAACTTTACAGTACAGTATGCACGTAGACGAGAAAAACCTATAGAAAAATTTATGCCAGTAGAATTTAATGACTGGTTTAATACAATATAATATGTCAAATACTAAATTAGAATCTCCAGGAGATAAAATAAGTCCTACATTTTGTATATTACCTTGGATACATCTTAATACTTGGCCTAATGGTAACGTATATCCTTGCTGTCTTACTGACTATAGAGAAGAGTTGGGTAATATGAAAGATAATACTCTTGAAGAACTATGGAACGTACCAAGAATGAAAGAAATAAGGAAAGATATGCTTCTTGGTAAAAAACATGATAATTGTAGAAAATGCTACCAGCAAGAAGAAAATGGTTTAGATAGTACTAGAACTTCATCTAATAGATGGTACAAACATCATATACCTAATATTATAGAGCAAACTAAACCAGACGGCACTAACGAAAGATTCGAACTTTTATATTGGGATTTTAGGTTTTCTAATCTTTGTAATTTTAAATGTAGAATGTGCGGTTCTTATTTAAGTTCAAAATGGTTTGAAGATGAAATTAAAATTTTTGGGGGTAGTAATATTCCTAAAGCTATAATAAATGTTAATGATTATAGTAAAAAAGATATAAAATTTTATCTCAATGAATTTATGGAGGATGTAGAAGAAATATATTTTGCAGGAGGAGAACCTTTAATAATGGATGAACACTATTATATTTTAGAAAGACTAATCGAAATAGGCCATACTGATTTAAGATTAAGGTATAATACTAATTTAGGATATTTAAAATTTAAGAAATGGGATAACTTAAAACTTTGGGAACCGTTTAGAAAGGTAGATAATGCTAACGTAGCTATATTTGCTTCTATAGATGGTATAAACGAAGTAGCTGAATATAAAAGAAAAGGAACTAAATGGCCTAAAGTAGAAGCTAATATTAAAAAATGTATAGACGAAGGATTAAACTTTCATGTAAGCTGTACTACTAGTATAATGAATGTATTTCATATACCTACTTTTATAGACAGAATGACAGAGTTAGGATTAGATATATTTCATATTCAGCTTAATAATATTTTAACTAGTCCTTATTACTATAACATTAATATACTTCCTATACCGTTAAAAAATAAAGTTAGAATACTTTATAATAAACATTTAGAAAAATTTAAAGGTAGAGAGAAAGAAGAGCTTGCTAAAAAATATGATAGTATCTTTAAATTTATGGATGAAACTCCTAAAGATAATGTAGATAAGATTTACAAGCAGTTAAAAAACTTTACTGATAAACTAGATAAAGGTAGAGACGAAAACTTCCTAGAAATATATCCTTACTACACTGAGTGGTATAACAGTATAGGTAAAAGTAAAGTAATTTAGTGAAACAAGAAAGATTTATATGTGATTTACCTTGGAAGCATTTAAGTGTACACCCTCACGGAAACTGCTCAATATGCTGTGTGGCTGATCATAGTTATTTAGGTTCTCAAGCTATAGTAGGAAAAGATGATACTTTAAACGTATTAAACGTATCTACTGATACTATAGAAAGCATTGTAAATTCAGATAGTTATAAAACTATTAGAAAAGAAATGCTTGAAGGAAAAAAACCTTTAGCTTGCAAGACTTGCTGGGATGTAGAAGAATCAGGAGGAAGATCTAAAAGAGTTAGAGATTCGGTATTCGATATTAATTTTGACGAAATAACTAACCCAGATGGAAGTATAGATGTAGATTTATCTAATATAGAATTAAGATTAGGTAATTTTTGTAACTTAAAGTGTAGATCCTGTAATGCAGAATCTTCAACTTCATGGATAGATGATTATTATAAACTAAAAGATAAAGTACCTCTACCTAGTAATTTTGATAAACTTAAAAAAAGTAAATGGACTAATTACGATTGGGTAGAAGATACTGAGTTTTATAATAGACTTATTAAAAATAGTCCTAATATCAGGCAGCTACATATTAGTGGTGGTGAACCTTTTCTAGTACATAAGCATTTTTATTTATTAGAAAAATTAGTAGAAGATAATCTAGCAAAAGACATAGATATATTTTATATTACTAATGGTAACTACAACTTTAAAAAACTTATACCGGTTTTAGATAAGTTAAATAATTTTCGTAAGGTTCATATAAGCTTTAGTTTAGACGATGTATGGGAAAGAAATGCATATATTAGAAAACTAAGTAATTTTAAATTAACTATTGATAATATAAAAAACTTTCTTAATAACTATAATTTTTATTATACTATTACTCAAACTATTAGTACATACAATTTTCTATATTGTGAAGAATTGAGCCAATATTTAATTAAAGAAGGACTTTATAATTTAGAAGGTACTGGTAAAATACCACGTATAATACCTAACCATGTACACGCTCCAGCTTATCAAAATGCAACTGTAATACCTAAAAAAATTAGACAGAAGAAATTAGATAGTATAAAGAATTTAGTACATAAAGAAATTTTTAATGACTTTTATGGTAGGTATTATAATGCACCTGATAATAATGAATTATCTAACTTTTTTAAAGTGACTAATGCTGTAGATAAAGTAAGGAAAGAAAAAATGCAAGACTACTTCCCTGAGCTATACAATGTCCTTAAATCTGAATTAATATGAGTTTAAGATGTGTACATATAGAAAGCGGATTAAGAGTTACCAATAATGGTGCTATTCAGCCTTGCTGTTACTTTAATCCTAGTGTAAACTATAAAGACGATAACGGTTTAGATTTAAACGTAAATAGTACTTCATTATTAAAAGCTTTTGATAGTCCTACTTTAGCTAAATTAAGAGAACAGTTTAGTAGAGGAGAAAGACCTGATGGATGCAGTAGATGTTGGAAAGAAGAAGATGCAGGTATAACTAGTAAAAGAATAAGAGATAATAAATCTTATGATTTTAGAGAAAGTACTAATACTGTAAGGTTCTTAGAACTTAATTTAGGTAATACTTGTAACTTTGCTTGTAGAATGTGCGGTATAACAGCCAGTATAAAATGGTATAAGGAAGCTAAAAAACTTCACTATCCTCATATAAGTGATGAAGAGTATGATAAGTACGTGAAAACTATGTACAAGAGCTACGACGATGATAGTTTATTCTGGAAATCAGTATACGATGCAGCTCCAACTTTAGAAATGATAGATATGTACGGTGGTGAGCCTTTTTTAGTTAAAAAACAGTGGGAATTTCTCAAAGAATTAATTAACTTAGGATATAGTAAAAATATAAGGTTGCATTTTAATACTAATGGTTCTATATTTAAAGAAGAGTACTTTGAAATACTCGATAAATTTAAATTTGTAAATATTAGTTTTAGTATAGATGGTATAGAAGATAAATTTAACTACATAAGACACCATGGAGATTGGAATCAAGTATTAAATAATATGAATAAATGGGCAGAGTATTCTAAAGGTAGAGAACATTGGTTATTAGATGTATGTATAACTATTTCTATACTTAATATTTTAGATATAGGAGAATTAAATGAGTTTTTTAAAAATAATTTTCCTCAAATGCCTTTATTTTTAAACCAAGTGAGCTGGCCAAGTTATTTCTCAGTAAAATGTATACCTAATATTTACAAAGGCAGAATTACTGAAAAAATTATACAGTATATTGATAAAATAGGTAAAAGCACGGATGAATGGCCTGATGCATATAATATAAAAGAACAAATACTCAATACAGTTGAGTTTATGAATACTAATACAGGTACTGAAGAAGATTTTTTAAAGTTTTATAAAGTAAATGATTTATTAGATGAATCAAGAAATCAAAATTTTATGAAAACTTTTCCTGAACTGTATTCAATTTTTGAACCTACTACAAAAGTTTAGTTATGAAACAAAAAATAAGTTTAACAAAAGAAGAACTAGCATTATTAAAAGCATTAGATAAAGATGCTAATACTATTATAAAAGAATTCGGTAATATTAACATATCTCAACTTGAATTAGATAAAAGAAAAGATAATGCGTTAAAGTATTACGAAGCATTAAAGAAAAAAAAATCTGAAGTTTCGAACGCATTACAAAATAAGTACGGTAAAGGAAATATAGATATAGTTACAGGTATATTTACACCGGCTGGTTAGGTTACAAAGTTTTATCGATATTTATAAGTAATCCAAAAAAATATCTAATTAGGTTTTTGTATATATTTAGATATTTATTAATGTATAAAACAATCTAATTAACTAAACATGGCAGAAACATTAATCTCCCCAGGTGTATTAACCAGAGAAAATGACATTTCTTTTATCGCCCCCGCAGCTGTTCAAGCTGGTGCTGCTATTTTAGGACCAACAGTTAAAGGTCCTGTAGAAGATCCTACTTTAGTAACCTCGTACGGTCAATATCAGCGTCTTTTCGGGACAACATTCGATTCTGGTTCAACAAAACAAGAATACCTTACTTCTCTTGCTGTAAAATCATATTTTACTCAAGGAGGAAACTCAGTAATAGTAACTAGAGTAGTATCCGGTTCTTTTACTGGAGCAGCTAGTTCAACGATTTCAACTATCACAGGTTCATTAACTAATCCATTTACTCTAGAAACATTAGGAAAAGGCGCTATCTTTAATAACGCTACAGCTTCAGGAGATCAAGGTTTACATAATACCGATGGTTCATTAAAATCAGGTTCAGCTGACAACTTAAGGTATGAAATATCAAACGTACAAAATGCTACAGGTACATTCACTTTATTAATAAGAAGAGGTGACGATAATACCAAGAACAAAATTGTACTTGAAACTTTTAACGACTTATCATTAGATCCTAACTCTAGTAATTATATTGAAAGAGTAGTAGGTAACCAGACTAGAACAAAAACTACCGACGGGGACGGTAATGTATACGTTCAGACTTCTGGAGAGTTCGTAAACCAGTCTAACTTTGTAAGAATTTCTGCAGTTAATTTACCAACACTTAATTATGTAGGAACAGATGGCTTAACTGTAGGGAGTGATGCTAATAATATTTCATTCTCAGGATCATTACCGATAGCTCAATCAGGTTCATTTAATGGAGCTACAGGGAAAAATGGTGAAGCAGGAGCCAAATATAATGATGCAATCACTAATACTAATACTCAAGGTCTGATAGGTACTAACTATGCAGATAGTATTTCATTATTAGGTAACAAAGACGAGTATGAATTTAATATTATTTCAGCACCTGGATTAATATATGATTTTGGTACTCATAAAACACAATTAGATTCAATTATATCACTAGCTGAAACTAGAGGGGACTGTATTGCAGTTCTAGACTTAGAACAATACGGAGCTACTGTAAGTAACGTAACTTCTGTAGCTGCAACAGTTAATACTTCGTATGCTGCTGCATATTGGCCTTGGTTACAAACTCAATCAGCTACAGGCAAAAACGTTTGGATACCAGCTTCTACAGTTATCCCAGGAGTATATGCATTTACCGATAGTGCTGCTGCACCTTGGTTTGCACCTGCAGGTTTAACTAGAGGAGGTATTGGAGACGTTATTCAAGCCGAAAGAAAATTAACTAGAACTCAAAGAGATACTCTATATAACGCAAATGTTAACCCAATTGCTACATTCCCAGGAGCAGGTATTTCAGTATTTGGTCAAAAGACTTTACAGAAGAAAAAATCTGCACTTGATAGAGTAAATGTTAGAAGATTGTTAATTAATCTTAAGAAATTTGTAAACGATGTATCAAGAACTTTAGTATTCGAACAAAATACTAATGTAACTCGTAACAATTTCTTGTCACAAGTTAATCCATTCTTAGAGTCAGTAGTACAAAGACAAGGTCTTTTCGCTTTCAGAGTGGTAATGGACGATACAAACAATACAGCCGACACTATTGATCGTAATCAATTGATAGGTCAGATCTTTATTCAACCAGCTAAAACAGTTGAATTCATAGTTCTTGACTTTACAATTGAACCTACTGGAGCAACGTTTACGGCGTAATTTTAAAAGTAGATATTTATAATAAAGCAAAAATAACATGGCAGTATTAGACGCAACCGAGATAATGTTTAGAGCCTTCGAACCGAAGGTACAAAACAGATTTATAATGTTCATCGATGCTATTCCAGCATTTATGATCAAGCAAGTTTCTGCTCCTTCTTTTGAAGATGAATCAATTAAACTTGATCATATAAACACTTATAGAAAAATTCGTGGGAAGAGAGAGTGGCAAACAATGGATATGACATTGTATGATCCAGTAACTCCATCTGGAGCCCAAAAAGTAATGGACTGGGCGAGACTTTCATACGAATCAGTAACTGGTAGAGCTGGTTACTCAGATTTCTATAAGAAAGACTTAACATTGAATGTATTAGGACCTGTAGGAGATATGGTATCTGAATGGGTAATAAAAGGAGCATTCATTACAAGTATGGCACAAGGAGACTTTGATTGGGCTAATTCTGAGGTTGCTGAATTAACAATCACAGTAGATATGGACTATTGCGTACTTAACTACTAAAATCTGCCAACATATATTTAAGACCCGGCTCTATGCCGGGTTTTTTTTTAGTTATGATATTCTGGTATGAAGATAAAAATGGTGGAATAAAAAGCAGTTTAGATTATCTATATGAAAATTTAACAGCTAATTTATCTTTACGTAATAAAAAAAGTAAAGATGAATACTTTTTAATTCAATATTGGGGAGTTTATCAAGGAGATATTTATAAAAATTTTTTCCCAAATATATTTACCGAAGAATATAACGAAAAATTACTAAAACTTCAAAAAGAAGGAGTAACTTTAATTATAGATTCATCTTTAGAAGGTACTATATACAGAAAAGATCTTTATAATTATATAAAAAATTTAGAATCTACTGGTATAGATATAAGTAAAGTAATTTTAGCTACTAATAATTTAACTCCACCTACTGATTATTTTGGATTAAAAGTAAAAGTAATATGCTTTCCAAGATTTCTTATAACTACATTATTTAAATGCAAACCTTATATAAATAACTCAGATATAAAACCTTCTTTTAAATTTTTATGTCTAAATAGAAGAATGAGGTTATATAAATATAAATTAATGTTAGAATTAAGTAGAAAACAGCTACTTAAAGATACTTTATATTCATGGATAACCTCAGTAGAAGGTCGCTACCCTGAGATAGGGAGCTTAAAAAAGAAAGGTATAGAAAACGATATATTCTTAAGTAGAGATGATAAGTTAAATGATGAACTAGGTCTATATGGGTTTAACAGTGATTGGTATAAATCAGTTAAACTTGATATAGTTAATGAAACTTACTATTCAGAGGAAAACGAGATACATATTACTGAAAAAGTATTTAAACCTATTATGTTAGGTATTCCTTTCGTGGTGAATAGTACTAAAAACTATATAAAAAATCTTAAAGAACTTGGTTTTACATATCCCGATATAGATTATGATAGCTCAGATAACGATAATAGGTATAAAAATGTAGTAGAAACTGCTGAATACTTATTAGATAAAAATTTAAACGAATATACTTCGTATAATAGAGAATTATTTCATAATTTAGATCATAAGAAAAGTATACTTGAAAAGTTATTTTTTTCTAAAATTAACGTTGTTTAATAAATTTTGAGTTCGTATATTTATTAAAAAGAACTAGTTTTATAATAAAATTTATGAGTACAGAAAACAATTTTCCTACAGAAGTAGTAGATTTACCTTCTAAAGGCCTTCTTTATTCTGAAGATTCACCTCTAAAATCCGGAACTATAGAGATGAAATACATGACAGCTAAAGAAGAAGACATTTTAACTAATCAAAACTTTATCGAAAAAGGTATAGTTATTGATAAATTACTCCAGGCTCTTATCGTTGATAAAAAAATTAATTATAATGAATTATTAATTGGAGATAAAAACGCATTATTAGTAGCTGCAAGAATATTAGGTTATGGAGCAGACTACGAATTTGTTTACCAAGGTGAAAAAGTAAAAATAGATTTATCAACTATTGAAAATAAACCTTTTGACGAAAAATTAGTAAAAGACGGTAAAAATGAATTTAAATTTACTTTACCTACTACTAAAAATGAATTAACTTTTAAATTTCTTACTCACGGAGATGAGAAAAAAGTAGATCAAGAAATTAAAGGATTAAAAAAGATAAATAAAGATGCTTCACCAGAACTTTCTACTAGGTTAAAGTATTTAATTACTGGAGTAGATGGTAATGTTGAAACTGCATTTATTAGAAAATTTGTAGATAATCAATTTTTAGCCAGAGATTCAAGAGCTTTTAGAAAACATTTAGCTGAAATACAGCCAGATATAGATTTAAAGTTCTATCCAGAAAATGGCCCAGAGGAGGGGGTAGACATCCCGTTGGGAGTAACATTTCTTTGGCCTGACTTTGGAGTATAAAGTAAATTTATTTTCCCAAATCCACGAAATAGTATTTCACGGTAAAGGAGGGTATGATTACGAAACAGTTTATAACATGCCTGTTTGGTTACGTACTTTTACCTTTAAAAAACTCAACGAGTATTATGAAAAAGAAGCCGAAGCTGCTCGAAAAGCAAGCGGCAAATCAAAATTAGGAAGTAAAGTTCCTAAAGGACCTGCTATCAAAGGTGCAGATTATACTGCTAAGGCCCCTAATTAAGGGCCTTCCCTATTTATAATAAACTATTTTAAGTGGCAACACCTGAAGAACAAAAAAGAGCTGAAGACCTTCTTAAAAAACAGAAGGAACTTAAATTTATTGAGCAAGAGAGACTGCGTATCGAACGTGAACGTTTAGGTCTTACTGCATCTGATTCTTATCTATCTGATTCTTTAGATCAAGCTAAATCTTTAACTTCTTTTTCTAGACAACTTACCGAAGACCTCAAAGAGCAGGTTGGAATGCGAAGAGGCATTGGTGAAGAAAATCGTAAACTTGTCAGCTTAGCAAGACAGCTTCAAGACTCAGCATCTCAAGTAACTGCAGAAATAGGCGCAGAAGCAGCTGTATCTAAACAATTAGCTAAAGATCGTGAGATACAAAGGAACATTCAGTTAGAACTTGAAAAAGCACAGGCAGAACTTACGGATTTACAGGCTACTAAAGCTTCGAAACTTGCTGGTTTAGATAGAGAAAGAGCTAATATAGCAAATGATATTCTTATAGCTAAACGAAAAGCTGAAGGATTTGAAAAACAAGTTATTAATCTACGTAAATCTAATCTTAAAACAGATTTAGAGGATGCTGACATATTAGCTGAAAAAGCAAAAAGATTTAAAAACGAGGTAGATACTCTTGAAGAAAAAAGAAAGAGTGTTGATCTTATTTTCGAAAATGAAAAACGTAGTGTTGATGCTGCTACCGATAAAGTAGCTACTCTAGAAAATCAATTTGGTATAGCAACCGACTTAGTTGGTATTCGTGAAGCTGAATTAGATACACAGCGAAAAATCACCCAAGCTATGGGTGTTACTGGAGCAGTAGTAACTGGTTTAGGTGGTATAATGCAGAGACTTGGTCTTAGATCAGGTATATTTAATCAAACCGTTGAAGATACTGCTGAAGCTATGAGAAAAGTAGCTGCAGAAACTGAAAAAGCTAATGGTGAGGTAAACAGATTAGAGACCATGATGGTGGGTATCAAAACTCTTATCAATGGTACTGAAGATGGAGTTGGTGGTTTAAAAAGAGCATTAGGAGATCCTGCTACTATCTCTTTAGCAATATTAGATGCATTTTTTAAGATTGATCAAGCAGCTGCTGACTTACAGCAAAAAATAGGAGTTAATACTTCTGAATTCGTAAATCAAAATGATGCATTAGCTACTAGCGTTCAGCAGATGGAACTTATGTCCGATCTTGCTGATAAAACTGGCAGAAATGTAGCTGCTATATTCACCCCTCAGCAAATAGGAGAAGCAGCAGAACTTACAAATACATTAGGATTATCTGCCGATCAAGCTGGAGAACTTGCAATTATAGCTCAAGAAGCTGGAAGATCCGTTGGCGAAACTGCTGACAACGTATTTGAACAAGTAGATGCTTTTAATAAAGTAAATAGAACAGCGATAAGTGGTCAAGCAGTACTTCGAGATATAGGAGATGCTTCCTTTGATATTAAAGCATCGTTTTTAGCTTTTCCTGACGGTATAGCAGAAGCAGCTACAGCTGCCAAAAGATTAGGAATGAATCTAGACGATGTAAATAATATCGCAGATTCATTAATGGATTTTGAATCTTCTATTCAAGCTGAATTAGAAGCCCAGCTACTTACAGGTAAGCAAATTAATATGGCTAAAGCTAGAGAGTTTGCATTATCAAATGATTTAGCAGGTTTAAGTAATGAAATTTTCAAAAATTCTGTTGAAGTAGCTGAATATGGTAAAATGAACCGTATACAGCAACAAGCCTTAGCTAAGTCAATGGGTATTACTACCGAACAGCTTGCTAAAATGGCTTATCAAAGAGGTTTGGATACTAAGATGACTGATGAACAGTTAAAATCAGCAACAGGTCTTACAAGAGAAGAATACGAAAGAATGTCTGCTCAAGATGCTATGGCAACAGCAATGGCGAAATTAGCTCAAGCATTTGCTCCTATTTTAGATATAGTAGGTACTTTAGCAAATACTATAGCACCTCTAGTAGGAGTTTTAGGTAAAATAGTCGGATTTGTAATTGGCCTACCAGGAGGTATCGGTAAAATTACTATTGCTGCTATCATTGCTGCTAAAGCATTTGGTGGTATAGGAAATGCTATTGGTGCTGCAGGTAAAGGTATAGGTAGTTTAGCTAAAGGAGTTGTCAATATAGGTAAAAATGCCATGAGTGCTGGAAAGTCTCTTTTAGGTATGGTTACTAGTCCTAGGAAAAAACTAAAAGA